ACAGTCATGGTTGATCCATTACACGAGTTACCGCCGGTAAACTGCTGTCTACTGGGTGCACCGTTGTTCTGGAACTGGACTGCTTGGTTTGTTACGTTACCTGTAGCTGCAGCAATAGGATTAGCACTGTTGCTAACCGTAGGAGTTTCAGCAAATGCTGGTCCTACTGAGAAAAGACAGAAAGAGAGGTAGTAGTAGAGGTAGTGCTGATGTCTCTGGTGATGTCGATTGTTTCGATCACTCCGGCTGTTCGGTTTACGGTCTCCAGTTGAAACTGTTCGCCAGCGGTTGTGACGGACCAAGTAGTCGAAGAATCGGTTATATCCCCACTGGGGGTTACGTTTGTTCCAGACCATGATGAGTATGCACCACCGTACACTTCAGTTGCGATAGTTTCGGTGATGGTTTGAGTGGTGGTTGTGGTAGCCTGCATACTACCTTGGGTAAACTGAGGAGTCACAGTTTGTGCCATCGCCCCAGCGGGAAACAGCAGAAGCAGAATTAGGAATTTCATACTTTGTCCTTTTGATCTTTAGGGCGAGATATTCCATAAGATGCCAACGTTCCAGACAGCAATGACGCTACGAACGTTGGATCCATCTTCTGTAGCATTCCCATGTATGATGCAGTTAGAACCCCTGCGCTCCATACAAGCACAAGAGCTTTTACAATTTCACTGAAGAAATCATGAATGAAGTTCTTCGTTGTCTGCATTTTTCTTTTTACGGGTGAGTAGTTTCTTGATAAGAGGTTTCAAGACGCTCACTGTCCGTTTGAACACAGCGGTAGCTGTTAGGGTGGCTGCAACGGAGACAGTAGCTGTCGTTGTAGCCGTAGCCAAGATCTCGTTACTCGGTAAAGGTACAGTAATATCAGTACCAGGAATATCGACGTAACGGACCTGTGACGGGACTGGGGGTGGTTTAGGAGGTGGAGGAGTTACAGGTTTAGGTGCTGGTTTCTCCTCCGATTTCTCCTCACTGTTAACACCGCGTACACCCGGAGGTGGACGAAGGTCGTTAGGAGGCACTACAAGCGGCTTGTACGAGGGTAAAGTAGCTCGTGGTACCTCCAGTACCGGACGGGGTAGTAAAGGCGGCTCAGGGAGCCTTAGAACCGGCAGTACCGGTGGTGCTCCCAAGTCCATCAGCCGCCGAAGAGACCACGCTCGATGAAATCAACGGCTTGGTCGTCAACAGTGTTATCAGATTGCTCAGCCAGTTTGCGGAGCATATCGACGATGAGGCGCTTCACTTTGTCGCTATTAAGGAACGACATAAGAACGGGACGGATAAGTGCAATCATTGTTCTAAAAAGTTAAGGTTTAGTGGGCCAAACCGGGTTAGCCGGGTCGGTCGTGTTTGCGGGAAGGTCGCGCAGTGCTTGACGGTACGCAAGTTGTTCAGCAGTTGCGTCAGGACTATCTGGGAAAACCCACCAATCGGTTTCAGCGAGGAGTTGGTTACGTTTCCACCGCAAACTGTTTAGAAGCAAACTGTTTTGCTCTGTTTGACGTGCTTCGACTTCAGTCAATTCTTCCGTCGTAAAGGGGACGTTAGTAACTGTACCAACTTGGGTGTCAATGTGTACTGTGTAAAATTCGTTAGCCATTAGAGTCGATACCCCCGAAGATGAAGCGAGCCTCCAGTCCAATTTCTACCTGCTGGTTGAAACAATCGCAGACTAGAAAGGTTGCCAGTGTTATTCCAGTTTGCAGCACCACTAACTGTAGCATCAGTTGTTTTCATTTGCCAAGTAACGATCCAATTACTGCTTTCGTTGACCTGGCTAATTCTAACGTGTCCGTACCAAGTATGACCTTGCCAAGTACGAACACTTGCAGTTAGACGAATAGAATCGGTGCTGACCAACCCTTCTTGAGTGTTACTGCTGTCATACAACCGCCAGTCATAATTATTACCAGTGTCAACAGTTGCGGTAGTACCAAATCTTAGTACTATTTGTGGACCATTGTCACCACTACCATTTTGCGTAAGACCAGCAATATCAAGAACAAGTGTATGAGTATCAGGATCAATGTTGTCAAACTGAAACGCACTAGATGAGCTGTTAGCAGCAGCTGTACCTTCACTAACCCATACACCATCTTGAGCGGGTATAGCTGACCACGTTGGAACAGCACCAGACCCAGCACTAGTCAGAACCTGACCGCTTGTGCCGTAAGTAGCACCGCCTAAACCAAGCGCACGGTTGATTTGAGTATCACCATCGCTGGTTACCGTGATGCTATCAGCAGTTGCATCAGGGTGTCTAAAATTAGCTACGTTAATTCTGCTCATGAGTTTCCTCCGGGTTTAACTGGCCAAACGGGGTTAGCCGGATCCACGGTGTTAGCCGGTAGATCGCGGAGTGCTTGGCGGTAAGACCGCATCTCGTCAGTCAGGGTTGAATCAGACAAAGCGAGGTAGTCGGTTTCGGTGAGGAGTTGGTTGCGGCGGAGACGAAGACCCTGCAAAAGTTCTTCATTAGACAGACGCCGTGCTGCTCGCCAAGCTTCAGCTTCTGCGCCAGTTAGCACAGTTTCAACGGTTTCACCAGTAAGACCGTTACGTTCATAGATAGTAATGTTCTCAGTCATGGCTGTCCGTTGTGAAGAACTTCGTATTTACCGGCATCAAAAGTGCTGGCAGAGCTTATTGAAACGCGATCTATTGTGGTTGCGCCTGTGTATGTAAAAGTAGCTCTGCATTGATAATTGTTATGGGGTAGGAGGTGAGATGTTCCTTGGATATTTGAAGCTCCAAAAATAATACGGATAATGCCGTTGTAGACGTTATTTGCACTATCAAAAGCGGTGTGAGTAAGTCGAATATGAGGCTGTCCGCCCAAAGTTTGATTATTAGATCCGCCATATTCAACGGTCCACCTGTAATTATTTCCGGTGTCTACAGAGCCGTTTCCCATTTGCAGCAGCAAATGAGGAGTGGTTGTATTGCTACAAGAAATATCAGTAAGAATAATAATTACCTCGGTAGCACTGCTTGGGATGCCTGAGACGGTAGAGCCACTGCCAGAAGTTGTAGCAGTTTCCCCAAGGCTGGTAAAACCGAAGGTATTAGTAGACGTAACCGTCTGCCAACTCAACCCACCAGAACCATTGGTCTGCAGGTATTGACCGCTAGACCCACCACTATTGGGTAGGGTCAGCGTATGACTGCCAGCTGCTGCTGGTACATCTAGTTCGACGTAACCGGAGCTACTGCCGTTTAATCGTAGTGCCATTAGTTAACCTCCGGTTTAGGATACTTAGCCTTCACAGCGGCACACGCTGCGTAGTACTCGTCAAGTTTGGTGTTATCGCCTTGGTTCGACCAGTACAAGGCGTCAGCAAGAGTTGCCAGTGAGGGGTACTCAGGTTGGCGGTTGCGTTGGTATTCAGTGGCGGCTTGCTCAGCAACGTAGGCGTCGTAAGCAGCTTGAAGTTCAGCTTCGGTTGGCTCAGCGTTTGGACCGTCCCACTCAACAATGGAGTGAGGAGGTACGGATTGCGTCAGCTTGTAGTTGTTGGCGTTAAGACCAAGATGGTCGATTGCAATGTTAATATCCATCATGCCACCTTCCAGATAATTACGCGTGTGTAACGTTCAGAGGATAAATTTGCGTCAACACCAAACCCGTTGTTGTTAAACGTTGTTACACATCGATGTTGGATTTCATATACGTGATCAGATGTAATTGTCACAACAGCAGAACCCGGAGAAAAGCCGTTATTTTGTTCAGATGAACCTTCGTCATATCGACTCATTCCCATTTCAACTACTGCGGTAGCTGTTACGTCCCAAAGGCGAGATTGATGACGAGTTACTCTGTAAGCAGGACATTCCCATTGAATTAAATAGGTACCTGCTGTCAAGGTAAATTGGTTGCTAGACAAAGTAACAATGCCGTCTGGGTCTGACTGTTCTGTATTTAAATCTCTAGTACGCCAAGCACCAGATGTAAACGTGCCGCCTTGAGTGCCTTGAGTTTTTACGTCAGTTAAAACAGCGAGGCTAACAGCATCTGGAATTACACCAGAAGCAATATCAGCTGCTGTAACACTTCCATCAGGCAGTCCACCTGCCGTTAGTCCGGTAATACTTCCGGTTCCGTTAATAGTAATAGCCATAATTAAACAATAACCCAGTTTGAACCAGTAGGAATGGTGACAGTTACACCAGAATCAATAGTTACCGGACCTGCCGACATACCATTGGTACCAGTTGTAAGCGTGTAGTCTGCACTAATGCTATTGGAGTTTTCATAGATAGCACCACCAGCGGATGCTCCTCCACCGATGTT